ATTGTAGTGGACAATCCCAGATACACCGAAGTGAGCGTAGCCACCAACGGCGTAACTACAAACGACATCCTTTTGACCGAAGTCGGGGATTACGATTATTTCGTTTACGTCCAGAACTCGAGTACAAACAAAGACCCGGAGTCGGTACTGGTAGAAGGTATGGTAGAACAAGGGACCCTAAGAGTTCCGGGAGCTAGTCCGTTCTTCGTGCCGTCTGTCAGCGTCGCAGATAACATCATCTATTATCAATGAGCATCGAAAGCGTCAAGCTGGCATCGTACCAGCCTCGTTCTTTTAAGGAGACCGTCAAAGGTCAATGGGTTAATTACGGCGACGACAACCTCTTTCCGCAGTACCTCGTCGACCTCTTCCACCAGAGCCCCACGCATAACGCGCTCTGCACGACGATTGCGATGATGATTTACGGCGACGGGTTCGAGGCTCAGGACCTCAACGCCAAACTCCTCTTTGCGCAGTGGGGAATTGACGACGAACTACGGAAAGCGGCTTTGGACCTGAAGCTTCATAACGGCTTCGCTCTAGAGGTTGTGTGGAGCCTCGACCGGGAGACAATTGCCAACGTCAAACACGTTCCTTTCGAATGCGTGCGCTCTGGTACGATGGATGAGAACGAGGTAGTCCACGAATACTACTATTCTCGCGACTGGTCAAACCGAAGAAACGAGCCCGTTTGCTTGCCCAAGTTCAACCCCGAATACAAGAACGAGCAGCCTACGCAGTTGATGTACGTTAAGCCGTTTACGGTAGGCTCTTTTTACTACCCAAAACCCGACTATCTCGGGGCAGTGAACTACATCGAACTGGAGAAAGAAATTGGGGTCTTCCACATCAATAATATCAAGAACGGGCTTTCTCCTTCGTTCGCCATTCACTTTAAGAACGGCATCCCCTCCGACGAGGAGCGCAACAAAATCCGTCAGGACATCGAGCGTCAAGGGGCGGGAGCGCAAAACGCGGGTAAGTTCTGGATGACCTTTTCTGACGAACCCGACCGCGTCCCCGAAATCGAAGCCTTTGCACTGTCCGACGCTGACAAGCAGTACCAGTTCCTTTCTGAGGAGACGACCGCGAAAATTATGGTCGGTCACCGAGTTACCAACCCAATGATGTTTGGCGTCGCTACGCCGGGCAAGTTGGGCGGAGGAACGGAACTGGCAGAAAGCGCAAATCTCTTCGACGAGCAAGTTGTATTCCCGGCGCGTGCCGTCCTGCTGCAAGCGTGCGAAGACCTCTTGAATGCGTGCGGCGTGCCGTCGCAAGTTCAACCCAAAGGAATAGAAGTGGGTGAAGCAGATGTAGCCCAATCCTACACGGGTATTCAGGTAAGTTCGGCTTTGGACATCATCGCTAAACAAGTGTTGGGCGAGCTGACGACAAGTCAAGCAATCCAACTGCTGGTTACGATGTTGGGCTTCCCGCTCGATAGTGCCCAGCGTATGTTTCAAGATACGCAATTGAGCCAGCAGCTCAACCTCGATTCCGCTTTTGACTGGCTCGAATCCAGAGGCGAGGAGATGGGCGACGACTGGGAGTTGATAGACGAAAGGGAAGTGGACTACGACCTTGAGGAGACCCAAGATGCTTTGTGGACGTTCGCCCGTACCTTGAGAAATAACCCCTCCAGACAGAGCGAACAAGACAACGAGATTGTCCGGGTCCGCTACGCTTACGCGCCGCAGCTTGCGGACGCGAAATCGCGGGACTTTTGTTCTCGGATGGTCAACGCTCTGAAGGTCTACCGCAAGGAAGACATCATCGCGGCGGGGTCCCAAGCGGTCAACCCCGGCTGGGGTCCTGAAGGAGCTTCGACCTATTCGATTTGGCTTTACAAAGGGGGCGGGTCCTGCCGTCATTTCTGGATGCGCCAAACGTATCTCCAGAGGAATAACAAGCTCGTCTCGGTCAACGAAGCCAAGGCTTTGATTCAGTCGCTCCCCGTCAAGGAACGGGCTAAAAATCGGCTTGAGGAGAACGACAGTAAGGTAGCCCAACGCCCAAGAGATATGTCCAACAGAGGCTTCCTCGAGCCCCGCAACTTCACAACTCCCCGATAATGGAAGTCCTCTTTGTAGACCCCAACTATCTCAAGCGCGTAACCCAACTCAATGGCGGCGTCGATGAGAACTACATTGTCCAAGCCGTGATTCTGGCTCAAGACAAAAACATTCAGTTGTACCTAGGCTCCGACCTCTACGACGCGCTCAAGACCAAAGTCCAAAACGCTACGCTGGCGGGCAACTACCAAACCTTGATGGACACCTACGTTCGCAAGGCGACGGCGTGGTGGACGATGGTCGAACTTCTGCCGTCTTTGTACGTGAAAATCGACAATGGGGGTTTGGTTATTCGCTCCTCCGATAACACGACGGCGATTAGCCAAAGCGACTTCCACCGAGAAGTTGAGCGGGCCCGGCAAAATGCCAACTTCTACACGAACCAGATGTACCGGTATTTGTGCCAGAACCCGAACCTCTTTCCCGAGTACACGACGGACCTCCAAAACCGCATTACGGCGCAGCCATTTGTTTACTATCAGAGCGGTTTAGGAATCGGCGGCGGCGATGTTGGGGCTTTTGCCAAATACGCTTTTGCGATTAATTGGTAATGGAGAAGAACAACCGCAAGACCAACGAACAGAAACTACGAATCTGGTTGAGCCATGACAACGAACGAAAAAGTAGACGTGATACTTCAGAGCGTCGCCCGGATAGAAACAAAGATTGACCATCATCAAGAGAAAATCAATGACCATCAGCGGCGAATTAACGGCATGGAGAAGAAATGGTGGACGACGTTAGGGGCTTTCGTTTTGTCTATTGGGGCTTACATCAGGTCGATGTTCCAGTTATGAGAAAGCTCACGGATATTGTCCTTCACTGCTCCGCCACCGAACCGACAATGGACATCGGGTCTTGGGAGATTCGCAAGTGGCATATGGCCAAAGGTTGGAAGGACATCGGGTATCACTTTGTCATCCGGCTGAACGGCGAAATAGAGCAAGGTCGAGCTATCGAGATTCCCGGAAGTCACGTCCAAGGACACAACTCTACTACGGTAGGGGTGTGCTACGTCGGGGGGGTCAGGGGTCGCAAGGCTACCGACACCTTCAACCGCGCCCAAGAGCTGGCATTTGCGGGGCTGGTGGCAAACCTTCGGAGAATCTACGGACCGTTAGAGGTGATGGGTCACAACGACTACACAAACAAAAAGGCTTGTCCTTCATTTAAGGTCGCCTCGCGGCTCCCTTACCTCAAACTATCCGAATGCAAAAAAGGCATCATACTCCCAGCTTATCTGAATCCAGCGGTCGGGTAATTCAACACGGGCCTACTACCTACTGGTACGGACTACCCAAGGGAGGTAAGTTCTTGGTAATCTCGGACGTACACTTTGATTCTGTCAAGTGCGACCGCGACCTACTGACAAAACACCTAAACAAAGCCCTCGCTGACGACGCGGGGGTTTTGATTTTTGGCGACTGGTTCGACCTTATGCAAGGGATGTACGACCCCCGGCGGTCCTACTCCGGGTTACGTCCAGAGTACAAGTCCATTACCTATCTGGACGACGTGATTTCAGATAGCGCGGAGTACCTGAAGAAGTACGCTAATATCGTCAAGTTCCTTGGTCGCGGCAACCACGAGACGAACATTGAGAAGCGGCTATCGACGTCGCCTATTGACCGTCTTGTTCAGGAGCTGAAGCACGCGGGCAGCGACGTAGTTCCGGGCAGCTACTCGGGCTGGATAAAATTCCAGATGGAGAAGACGAGCTTGCTGCTTCACTTCCATCACGGCTACGGCGGAAACGCTCCAAGGTCGAAGGGCGTGCTTAACGCGGACATCGACCAGAAGGAGTGGCCCGACGCCGACATTATCGTTTCAGGGCATACGCACCAGAAGTGGCACTTGCCCGTAACCGTCGAAAGAATTACCACGAACCTACACGTCGAGGAGCGTTCTGTGCATCATCTCAAGTTGGGCAGCTACAAGAAGCTCGACCGCTTCGCGGGATGGGAGGTCGAGAAGGGGTTTCAGCAGCCTAGGTTGGGAGGTTGGTGGATGGACCTAACCCTACAAAGGGTGTGGAATCCAGTAGACAAAATCCTTCCAGTCGTTATTATAACAGAAGCAATTTAATCCTTGAACAATGTGGCAAATTTTAGATTTCGCAAAAGACAACTGGGGCGAACTGACGATAGCAGTCCTCGCGCTGGTGAAAGTAATAATCCGGCTGACCCCAACCCTAAACGACGACAAGGTGTTTGGGCTGCTGGACAAGCTCTTGGAAAGCTTCGTGCCCAATCTCAAGAAGGATTGAACCCAATCCTCTCCCTATTGGGGAAGCTTGACGTTACCGAGATTTTCAAAACCAAGGGAGACCTGAAGAGATGGAGCGCGAAGAGAACCGTCGGGGGTATCATCGCGATAACCGCGTGTAACGACATCGCCACCAACGGAATTTCGTGGGAAGCCGTAGTGCTTTGTCTCATCTCTATT